CTAAACTGTACTCCCGCTTCATATAATCCTCTTGGTGCATACAATAAGCTATGCACAAAGCCAAAATGCTTGTGAGGGAGTTAAATACGCTCGTCTCTGGGGACCCACTAGCCCGAGCATACCCGGTCTCATACTCCACGCCCAAGAGGTAACCCGTGAGTTTGTATTGTTTGCTCATCAATGAATCCATCTCGGGCCAAAAGGCCTGCGGAAACAGTTCATGCATAACAATCTTCTCAAAGTCTCTTAAGGTTGGGCTGACGTGTCCATCCATCTTACTGAAGTCCCCTTCATAGATATAATTGTGGGGACCGCAGTTCAAGCTGGCAGCGATATGCCTACAGATACTACGAGGCGTACGCCCGAAGGCATAGCCTGGCATCTTCTTCATGGCTTCTGCCACGGCGTACATGTACCTAGAGTAGTGCAATTTGCTGTGAGGCTGGATGGTTGAAATGATCCTTGGGTAGGCAGGTTTGGTGGTTGGTTCATGCTTTATAAATGAGTCACTAACCGGCTTCGATTCCTCAAAATTGGCCCTCTCCAGAATCGCTCGCTGGGTGGGGCGGTTCTGTTTATCGGCGACTTCAGCCTCTGTAACTGGCACCAATTTTCCAACAGTGCGGCGAAATGCCTGGGCAAATGCGGTATAGTACTCAATAAGGAGCTGGGTAGAGGCTTTGTCACTCTTGACTTTATCAATGCGTCCACTAATGGCAAGCTCGGCGTTCTCTATGTTGTTACGAGGCACATATGTACCAGCAACAAAGGCTGACATAAACGGCGTCAATACGGGCTTGTCCCTCAATGGTAACGATTTCAAAATAGCAGAGTACACACGATCGGTGCGGGGCACTGGTGAAGTCTCCAAATTCGGACTAGACCGGCCACTCTTCAGCACATTGAACAACACCCCGCTCTCTCCACGACCAACTCCAGCGATGGTCTGTATGGCGGCGGGGGTTATCGTGGTCGCTTCGCTTGCATCAACCAACTGCGAAAAGGCAATGGGGCTGAGCTCCGTAGAAGAGTAGGAACCAGCTTTAGCCACGGAGATATGGCCATCCTTGCCCGTAGAGCGAAGAATGGTAAAATCCGGGTTGGTTTGAACTCTCTTCAGAGCACGGCCCTCGAGGTTAGCCAATACACAGAAAGGATAAGCGAAGCAACAAGTGGGGTGCAGAAGTATAATCATGTGATCCTCATCAACGTTGAAACGCTCAACGTTATACGTGACAAATCTGAAACGGCTCCAGATATACAAACAATCACCACTGTAGTCCCACAGTCGGTGCTCAAATTGGCTCCCACCCTCAGCGCGGAATGTGACAACTCCATTGGAAATAGTGTAGGAGTAGTCATAATCGGGTGAGTTTTGAGCAGCCCTCGATGGAACAAAAGTGTAAAGTAGAGTAAGAATGGGTTCGAGCAAAAGCTCGTTCATGTCGACGTAGTAATCCACATCAACCAAGACACGGGCATTGGTGTGGTCAGGGTTGGAAAAGAGGGGCGTCGACGTCACGTCCTTAGCCCAATGGTAGACGCGACTACCGGCGGCATCGCGGCGCTGATCTGAGCGACTCATCTGAACAAAAAATGGCACCAAGTTCAAGCGGGCAGCCAATGCCGTACAGTAGGTGTTGGCAGCGCTTCGCAACGCAGCCGACCTACCGTGGGGGTTGGTAGCTTCCACATGGACTCGGTCGTTGAACTTTGTCTCTCGAAATTCAGCCCGCACAACCGACCAGTCAAGTTGAGACTGTTCAAAGTTGCGCCCAAACAAATCAATGCAAAGCGTCTTCAAGGTTTCTGACAACTCGAGGGATAACCAGTAGTCCGCGCGGGCCACACTCACTATCACTATAACAATCGTGAATGAAGCCTGGGTGAATCGTGGGAAAATCATCGTTGCGGCCCGTGATAGGATACCACTCGGCCGTAGGATAACATCCCAAATCCACCGCTGAGACTTCGTAAATGTTACATAAGCATAGGATGAAGCCCCCACCAGGACCACGTAAACTATCAATAATAGGCCAGCCACTAAGTGGTAAGGGCTGTCTAATTGAGTGATCCTCGGGAAAGTCGGCAGAATCGTTTCGCAAACGATCGTTTCTGTGCACAGCACACCAACGTACTCGGCCCAAATGGCCTGCAACCACGTTAATCTGCTCTGCGTCACAAAGGGTAGCCATATCTTGGTCGGACAATACGGTGGGTTCACCACAGAGTAACAATCTGTAATACCGGGTGCATGATCTGCAATAAAGAGTGTCGCTACATACAAACTCAAGGTAATGATTAAACTCTGGGTGGCCAAAACCAGCCACAACATAGCCTTTGTCAAATCCATTCATAGTAATGAAAATGAAATAAAA